GGGAGTACCTTCTCGAAAAAAACGAGATTTTTGCATGATTTTTTAGGGCAAAATGAGGTGATGTTATGACTAGAGGTAGAAAACCTAATAAGAGACAACTATTGTCTCTTAATCCAAACCCAAGGCCATCAACTGTGAACCCATCACCTGTTGAATGGGATGTGAACGATCCAAGAATGCCAGACTGGTTGGATGTAATCGGTCAGAAAAAATGGCACGACCTTCTGACAGGTTTAAAGCCCATGGCTATTCTTTCATCCGTTGATGCTGATGCTATCGCTGTTTATTGTGCGATGTATTCGCAGGTGGTCAGGTGCCAGCAACAGATTAATGATTCAGGTGGATTCATCAAAGAAGATGGCCGACCAAAGAAAAGTGATCCAGCAGTAGATCAGCTAACCAGTTTATCAGCGCGACTTTCCACCCTTGGAAAATCTCTTGGGCTATCACCCATGGCCAGATCAAAGATGGTCAGTGATCCTGTGGTTAGCCAGGGTAATTGGATCAAGGATCTTTGTGGTGTGGATATTGGTGCCAATGGCGATTAAGAAAACCAAGAAAAAACCTGCAGATCCATTGATCATTCCATTCATCGAACGAGCCTTGAAACATCACAAGGGTGAATGGTCAGGGAAGAGGTTCACCCTTCAAGAATGGCAGAAGGAAATTCTTAGGGAAGTGTTTGGTAAAGTAGATAAGCATGGAAACAGGATTATCAGGCAGGTCTACTTGGAAGTACCAAGGAAAGCGGGAAAGACAACTCTAGCATCTGCCATAGCATTGTGGCTTTTGATAGAGGGTGAACCAGGTGCAGAGATCTATTCCGCAGCAGCTTCTAGAGAGCAAGCCCACATTTGTTTTGATTCAGCTAAAAACATGGTGGAAGCTTGCCCACCATTAGCTGCAAAACTCCAACCATTTAAAAATACCATCATCTACCCTGACACAAAATCATTCTATAAGTCGATCAGTGCAGATGCACACACCGCCCATGGTGGGAACCCTCATGGGATTGTGATTGATGAACTGCATACGCAGAAATCGCGCGAACTTTATGACACTTTGATGACTGGCACCTTAGCTAGAAGGCAACCACTTTGTGTGATGATTACCACTGCTGGCAGTGATAGAACATCCTTTTGCCATGACATGCACAGTCAGGCTATGAAATGGTTGGATGGAACTATTCAGGACAAAACATTCTATGCAAAAATATTTGCTGCTGATTTGGATGATGACTGGACTTCAGAGGAAACTTGGAAGAAAGCTAACCCTGGCTATGGCATTACAGTTAAGCCAGCTTACTTTCATCAGAAGGTGCAGGAATGTAAAGACAACCCAGCACTGGAAGCAGCTTTCAGGCGAGACCATTTAAATCAATGGATTGAAACGGATGTTAGATGGATCAGTCCACTTAAGTGGGATGAATGCCAGATACCAACTCCAGATCTTACTGGGCGTGAATGCTGGGCTGGATTGGATCTAAGTGCAACCATGGACATGACAGCCCTTACACTTTTTTTCCCCAGTGAAAATGAAGATGAACCACACTATGTTCTGCCCTTCTACTGGGCACCTGAAGAAGCCGACAAACTGCGTGAAAGGTTAAACCGATTCAGAATTAAGCCATGGGTAAAGGCTAAAAAAATAACAGCTACTCCTGGTAATCGGGTGGACTATCGGCAGATCAAAAGGGATATCATGGCACTGGGCGAAATCTACAAGATTCAAGAGATTGCATACGACCCTTGGCACTCTGATCAGATCGTTCATGAACTGTCAGATGATTTTAGCATGGTCAAGTTTGGCCAGACTCCTGCCAACCTATCACCACCCACTAAAAAACTTGAGGAATGGATCCTAGCCAAGCAGATTTCGCACGATGGAAACCCTGTTTTACGATGGAACCTTGGCAACATCAGTGTGAGTCTAGATGACAATAATAACTACAAGTTGTCGAAAAAGAAAAGCCGTGACAAAATAGATGGGATTATAGCTTTAGTCATGGGGCTAGGCAGGTGGATGGTTACGGCAGGAGCTGAAACACACACTGAAACCACAGGAGCAGGGATTGAATTCCTGTAAATCATGCCATTAAAATCCCTAAGATCCCTATTTGCAAACACTGTAAACAAACTCGCTGGATATAGTTTAATAAGCGACTCAGGATCATGGACCTACACAGGCATAAGCACCACTGGCCAGAATGTTAATCAAGCTTCAGCCCTTACCTACAGCGCAGTGTGGGCAGCAGTTCGGGCTATCTCTGAAGGTGTAGCCAGTCTGCCCTTGCAGGTATTTAGAAGGGGTCATGATGGTTCAAGATCTAAAGCTAGTGATCATCCACTTTACAGAATCCTTCACGATCAACCAAACCCAGAGATGAGCGCACTTACTTTCCGTGAAACCCTCATGGGGCATGCGCTCGTTTGGGGGAATGGCTATGCAGAAATTGTTAGGGATAAAAACACTGGGAGAGTACAACAACTTTGGCCAATGGATCCATCATTGGTGGAACCTGTGCGTGATGAGAATGGCGAACTTTATTACAAATACGGATCAGTAATCTTTCTGACCACTGAGATTTTACACATCAAAGGCCTGTCTTTTGATGGGGTAAAAGGGTATAGCGTAATTGCCCAGGCTAAAAATTCAATCGGTCTTGGAATGGCTGTAGAGGAATTTGGATCAACCTTTTTCGGTCAGGGTGGCAAACCTGCTGGGGTCATCTCGGTACCAGGGAAACTAAATTCAGAAGCAATTCAGAACATGCGTAAATCATGGGAAGATATGCATGCGACTGTTAAGAATGCACATCGAGTAGCCATACTTCAGAATGGTGTAACCTATCAAACAATCGGAACCCCACCCGATGATGCCCAGTGGATAGCTAGTAGATCTTTCCAACTTCAAGAAGTGGCACGATGGTTCAAGATTCCAGCCAGCAAAATAGGAGCAGGTGCAGGAACTTACAGCAGTCTAGAGCAGGATAACCTAGCATTCCTTCAGGAAACTTTGCGCCCTTGGTTGATTAGGTGGGAACAGGAAATCAACTTTAAGTTGATTAGCTCTCTAGATCAGCTTTATGCAGAACATAATCAAGATGCATTGCTAAGGGGTGACACTGCAGGCAGATCATCTTTCTATGCTCAGGCTTTAAACTGGGGATGGCTTAGCCGTAATGATGTCCGAGCATTGGAAAACCTGCCAAGCATATCAGGACTTGATGGGTATATGATCCCAAAAAACATGGATCCCGCATTTGGTCCTGGACAATCTCAGGTGGCAGTGGATGCTGCAGCCCTGACTGGACAACTGCCAACAAGCCCACAAGACCCCACAGCATTAGCACCAGCAGCACCACCCACCGCAGATGTAGCAGCAACAGCTTTGAATGGCGCACAGATCACCAGTCTGGTTGACCTAGTGGCCAAGGTTGGTGAAGGTCTTATCCCGATGGAATCAGCCAAGGCAATTGCCCTAGCATCTTTCCCATTTCTGGATCAGACTATTTTGAATTCCATATTCTCAGGTTTAAAAATTAATCCACCCACACCCGATCCAACCCCAGCACCTGCACCCCAACAAAATACCTTTGGCTTTGCCAAACTGTTGGAAGCTGCTAGGAAACAGATCAGAAAGATTGAAGCCAATCATCTTGGCCGGATTTCTAATAAGCCTGGGGAATTTATTCCAGCCTTAGAAAAGTTTCTGGAAGCACATCAAGAGAGGGTGCAAATCATCCTTGAACCTGTCATGGAATTCCTTCAGCCTGAATCGGGTGGTGGTGTCCGAGCTGCTGCAGATCACTGTGAAGCATTGAAGGCTGAATGGTTAGACTTAGCTGGATCAGCCACACCTAGAAATCTAAAACTTTTGGCCGATGAGAAACTTAAGAACTGGATCGATACCAAAGCTAACTGGGAGAAAGTCACATGGTTAAACTAGAAACACGATTCACCACAGAATTTAGGGTAGAGCAAGATGGAAAAAAGCTAGTAGGTTATGCTGCAAAGTTTAGTCCTAATAGGTCTCAGGATTTGGGTGGATTCCTTGAACAGATTGACCCTAAAGCTTTCACCCGATCACTGGCACAGGGTGCAGATGTTCGCGCACTTATTAACCATGATCAGAACTTAATCCTAGGTAGGTCCACCAGTGGCACTCTTAATCTTTCTGTGGATTCTGAAGGGTTACTAGTCGAGATCACCCCACCGGACACCAGCTATGCAAGGGATCTAATGGTCTCGATGAGCAGAGGAGATGTTACCCAGATGTCATTTGCATTCATCACCAAGAAGGATGCATGGGATAAAGAGGGTGAGAAGAACATCCGAACCCTGCTCGATGTCGATCTGCATGATGTCAGCGCAGTAACCTATCCAGCCTATTTAAATACTGAAATAGGGCTGAGAAGCCTGTCAAGTTTCTTAGCAGAAAAACAGGAGCAGGAATCAGAGATTCAAAGAAGAATAAATTTGGTTAGCCTGTTAAAAGTAAAATAATCTTGGTATCCCAAAAGTGATCTGATAGCATGGTTTCATTACTCTTTCATGAGGATGGAACCATGATTTTTAAAGACCGTTGGGCTATGCAAAGATGGGCAGTTGAAAAGGTTGGGACCGGATGGTCTCCAGGTGCCAAGGGCACTGATGCAGCAGATATCATTCATGAAATGCCAAATCGCCCACCTTATAAAACGGATTGGACAGAATTCATTTCTACACTTCCAGATGATTTGGAAAACATGGTGGATCAGCATTTCCACCAATTAAAGCCCAAAAAAGATTTTATCGCAGTAGTCGAACTGGAAGATAAAAAAACTAGGGTTCTTGGCATCATGTCCGAACGAGATAAGAATGATTGCTTTAGGCAGATCTATCATTTCTTCCCTGAGCTTGTGACATCACAGGCAAAGATAGTAATGAAAACCAAATCAGAATTAAAAGTATCAGAAAAAAAACAATTAGAAAATCTTCCTAGATTATCTTAATAACACCATTTAATCCTCTAGCCCCTAGCTAATCCTAGGGGCTTTTTTTATTGTAGTCACGCTACAACATGAAACCTCAACCCATCCATATCTCAGGCTGGGTGCAACATAGATTTGATAACGAAATCTGTTTCGTGATCAAATGGCAAAAGCCTTAGTTTCTAGCCATTCAGCATGCGGTGTTTCCCATCATTCCATACGATTTGACACATCCCCAACCCATGTGAAAATGGGGTTAGCCCTGCAGTATTTACGCATGGTGGCCACCGGAGCATTCCGGCATGGTGCCACTGCGTTGAGCGGGCACCTTGAAGAATTCTTTTCAAGGAAAAATACCTATGAGTATTAGTGAAATCAAAGCCTTACAGGCAGATCGCAGCGAGAAAGTTAACTCCATGGAAGCCATGGCAGTTCGAGCATTGACCCCAGAAGAGCAAACCAGCTTTGATAATCTTGCAGCATCTGTTGCTGATATTGATATCAGACTTGCAGTCCTAGAAGACAATGCTGCTGGTAGTGCATCGATTCAACAAAATTCAGAAAAGCTGGAAGCTGTCAAACGCAGTGTAAGAAAATCTGCACCTATCGCAGCTCCAAACTTTGTTGCTGATCTGTCTGATAAAAAATCCAAGCGCACCAAAGCCAATGCTGTTCGTGGTTGGTTCCTGAGAGGCACCAGGGGTTTCAGGTCTGAATTTGCTGCTGCAGCAAATGAAATTGGCCTAGACCTTAATTCCAACGAACTCAACCTTGAAGCTCGTGCGCAAGGTGTTGGTTCTACTGGCATCGGTGGTGCCTTGGTTAATGATGAATTCTACGGCACTTTGACCCAAGCTATGCGCGATTATAATGCTGTGCGCCAAGTGGCAACTGTAATCAGCACCAGCAATGGTTCAAACATTCAGATGCCATGCCTTGATGATACTTCCAATGCTGGAACCCTGATTGCTGAAAATGGTTCTATCAGTGAAGTAGCTTTGACTTTCACCAATAAAACCATGGCGGCTTATAAGTTTTCATCGGGTCAGGTTCTGACCAGCTATGAACTTATGCAAGATGCCTTGATTGATGTTGAATCCCTTGTTGCTGAACAAGCTGGCATTAGAATTGGCAGAATTCAGGAAACATTGTTTACCACTGGTACTGGATCATCCCAGCCCCAAGGTATTGTGGTTGGTAGTGCTGCTGGTAAAACAGCTAGCGCAACTAATGCGATCACTATCGATGACATCATTGATTTGGTGTTCTCAGTAGATGAGGCATATAAGACCACTGGCAATGTTGGTTTCATGTGTCACCCTTCTATTTTGGCAGCTATTGCTAAATTGAAAGACACTAGCGGCACTCCTGTATTTTCCCAGAACTATTCTGGTGCAGAAGCTAGGGTGCCAACCATCATGGGTTATCCTGTGACCCTCAACAGCAACATGGCATCCAGCCTATCTGCTGCTGGCAAAGTCCTGTTGTTTGGTGATTTCTCCAAATACTTTGTGCGTGATGTTGCAGGCGATGGCGGTATCACCATTGTGCGACAATCTGAAACCTATGCAACTTCTGGCCAAATCGGCTGGGTAGCTATTGCAAGGTCCAGTGGATTGTTGCTCACAGCTAATGCAACCACTTATAACCCTGTTAAACACCTAATCATGGCGGCTTCCTAATGCTAGTAACTATTTTAAAAAACCTGTCTGGATTGGGAAAATCATTCCAAGACAGACAGGTAGTTGATCTCCCAGATGATGTGGCTGTTGAATGGTGCAGGATTGGTTATGCCAGTCCTGCAAAACCAGCAGCAACTGAAAAGGCTAGTTCAAAAGTCATACCTGAGGTAAGAAAAAATGGAAATCAAGGGTCGAACGCAGGTAGTGACACAACCGACAACCGAACCTCTGACACTGTCAGAACTAAAAAACCATCTAAGGATTGATGGTAGTTTTGATGATGCTTTGCTTAATAGCTGCATCACCAGTGCAAGGATGTACTTTGAATCGCAGTGCGAGATATCCATAGCCAGTCAGACACTTCTGCTGGCTTTGGATTATTTCGATGACATCATTTATCTTCCTAAAGGCCCAGTCCAATCGGTACAAGATATTAGTTACGCAGACTCAAAAAACATTGCTCAGGACATGGATGATTGGATTGAAGATTTAGTTTCTAACCCTGCTAGGATCACCCCTGCCTTTGGGGATTCATGGCCAGCCACTGCAGATGTGGTTAATGCTGTGGAGGTCAGTTACACCACTGGCTATGCCAATGCAAACCTAGTGCCTAAATTGCTGAAATCAGGAATGTTATTCTATGCTGCACATCTTTATGAAAACCGATCAGCGGTCACAGATGGTGACCTTAAAGAAGTTCCTATGGCTGTGGAATCGATCATCCAACAGTACACCACAGGGATCTACCACTAATGCGCCCAGGACTATTACAGTATAGGGTGGAGATTCAAACACCGACATCCACAAGGGATGCCATGGGTCAACCTGTGATGAGTTGGACCACCTCCCAAACAAGGTGGGCAGGAATAATCCCACTGACTTCCAGAGAAGGTTTTTACGCTAAATCGGTTAGACCAGAACTATCCCACCGGATCACCCTGAGATGGTTTACTGGTTTGGAGCATGGCCACCGAATCAAAATGGATGCAAGAATCTTTAATATTGCCAGCATCATTAATGTCGATGAGGGTGACCACACTTTGCAGGTTGACTGCGTGGAGCTGGTGAACTAATGAGTAAACTAGATAGAAGCCAGTTGATCAAAAAAGGCAAGGTTTCCATTGAAGGATTGGATGCCTTATTGCAGACTTTTAAAGATTTAACGGGTGGCAAGTCTGATACCAAGCTTGTTTCAGCAATGCGCTATGCCCTGCAGCCCTTGCAGAAACAAGTGAAGGCGAATGCACCAAGGCAAAGAAGCAACAAGAATAAATCAGGTAGGACCGGACTATTAAGAAAATCAATTGCAATGAAGGCAAAAAAGTTTGGCAGGGGAAGTAAAAAGAAAATATTAGGCCTGGTAGGTCCAAAGTTTAGTACATCCATCACATTAAAGAATGGTCTTAAAATTGAACCTTTTCGTTATGCACACCTAGTAGAAAAAGGAACAGTGCCCCACACAGTTTCGCCAAGACGCAAAGAAAAACAGAAAAGATTTGTGGGTCCGATTATGCCTGGGAGATTTAAAAGCTGGCAACATCCTGGTGCAACCAAAGAACCATTCATGAAGCCCGCACTGGAAGCGGTGGGATCTCAAATCTTTAATCGGTTTGCCGAGAAGATGAAAGAAATTATCTCTAAAATAGGGGTAAAGAAATGATTGAAGCAGATTTTTATTCCTACCTCACAAGCCAAACAAGCATCACCACACTGCTGGGAACTAGGATCTACCCAGATGCCAGCCCACAGAATGCAACGCTACCACTTCTGGTGTATGAAAAAACATCTGTGGATAGGCAATTAACTTTGCGTGGGGCAACAGGTGTCTGCACTGCCAGAATCACTTGTGATATTTTTGCTGCAAGCCGTACGGTTTGCGAATCGATAGTTGAATCCATTAGACTCAGGGTAGATGGTTTTCGTGGGAACTGGAACACCACTTACATCCATCAGTCCAGATTGGATTCGCAGGATGTGGGGTGGGATCTGGAATCTGCAAAAGATACTGGGATCCACCGAGCAACGATTGATGTAGTGGTAAGTTTCACAGAACCAATAACCGATTTTTTTGGAGGCTAGAATTATGTCAGTAGCATCAACTTATGGAGTTACCCTCACCGCAGGCACTGCTATTGGAGAAGTGATTTCCATCACTCCACCCCAAAGCAAAACTTCAGCCATTCAAACCAGCAACCTTTCCACCACTGGTCAAACCCATACCTTTATCGCAGGATGGGAAGATCCAGGGGAAATGAGCTTTGAAGTTAACCTGACTGCAGCAAATTATGCAGCCATGAATGCGCTTGCAAATGCTAGCCCTGTGGTAGAAACCACATTCACAATTACCATTCCTGCCCCTATCACCTTGGCGATTGCAGTCAAAGGTTTCATCACCTCTAGGGGTATTAGCACCATTGCAGTGGGTGATGACCTGATTAAGGCATCTTTCACAATTAAAGTCTCAGGCGCATGTTATATATAATTTAGGAGTTTTTTAATATGGCTTTATCTCGATCACAGATCCTTTCGAAAAAAGACAACCTGCCTAGGCAGGAAGTTTTAGTTCCAGAATGGGAAGGATCTGTATGGGTCAGAAGTCTGACAGTAGGTGAACGAGATTCAATAGATAACGAATTCAACGCAGCACGAGTCAAGAATAAAACCCCTGACAACCTTAGAGCAAGGATGCTTATTAAAGGGTGCTGCGATGAAAAGGGAAAAGCATTATTTACAGAAGCGGATATCGCTGAAGTAAATGTGTTACCTGCCACCATCCTTGAAAAAATCTTTGATGCGATTCTTAAAATAAATCGTATTGGAGCAGGGGCAGTAGAGGATGCGGAAAAAAACTAAGGGAAAGCCCGAGTAGATTATTTCTATTCAGGCTGGCTGGACATCTTAAAAAGATGGTGTCCGAGATCGAGCAGGATATGAGCCATTCCGAATTCATGGAGTGGGTCGCATTTGCTAGGATCGAACCCATAGGGGATGCGCGATTAGATTTCCTAGCTGGTTCAGTTCAGCATACCCAAGTGGCATGCACCAGTACCAGCAAACACAAGCTATCTGATTTTATCCCTGATTGGTTAGGTCAGAAAGTATCTGAAAATAAGCAGACACCAGAAATGATAGCAGCAATGTTAGGCGGGTTGGTTACTAAGAAAAGGAATTAGACATGGCAGATACATCCTTAGGACGAGCCAGTCTATCCGTTACAGCAGACCTATCAGGCTTCACATCTTCCTTAGATACAGCATCCACAAAAGTTCAAGCCTTTGGTAGTTCCAGTGTAGCTGCAGCTATGGATGCCAATAAGATANCCACCGCAACCGAAAAGGTAACTCTATCTCTAGAGCAACTTCAGCAGGCAGCAGTAACTGGTGCAGCAAACCAGATGAGCCTAAAGTCTAAGACCGATCTAGCATCCAAGGCTTTGGAATTGCAAGCCCGACAAATGAACATTGATTCAGGTGCAACTAAAAAGCTTCATGATGAAATGGTCAGGTTGGAGCAGATCGAACAGAAATTAATTGCTGCAGAGAATAAGGCTAGGGGAATTCCCCCACCCCTACCGATCAAGCCACCACCGATTCCAGAGAATAAAAACACCGCAGCATTTGTATTGAATGCTAAGAAGATGTCTGCAGAAACGGACATCCTCAATAAGAAACTGGATCAACAAGCTAGGCAGATGATGATTGATAGTGGTGCTGCTGCTAAGTTAGCACAGGAACTATCCGCATTAGAGAAGGCTGAAAAGAAACTGGCAGATGCAGAACAGAAAATCAATGCTGCAGCGGGTAGGGGTCAGACAGCCAAGGAAAAGGTTAAGTCACCCACCAAGGTTGCAGCATCAAGTGGTGGCATGAAAATTACGGACATGATGGGTATAGGTTTCTTCACCGCAGTGTTTGACCGTATGTTCACCAGTGTAGGTAATGTCATTGGCGCAGTTGCAAAACTAGGGACCGACATTATTGATGCGGGTGCTAAATTTCAGCAAGTCGATATTCGGTTAGGTGCCTTAACAGGTGTATCAGGCATGGCCCAAGGTCTTCAAGATATCATGAAGTCTGGCCCCAGTGCGAGCTTTGACACCTTGGCCGAACATGCCACCCGATTAGCTGCCCTAAAGTTTGATGCAAATTCTGTGCAGGTGTTAACTGGTCAATTTAACAAGCTTGGCATAGCCCTTGGAAATCCTGAAAAGATCATGGCTTTGATTGTGGATAAGATTGGCGATATGGCCAGTGAAGGGTTTGCCACCACTGCAGCCTTGGACAAGTTAGCTGAAGAGGGTGTGAACGCTTACAGTGTACTAGCTATGAGGATGCAGATTTCAGAGGCAGAAGCCAAAGCTGCTGTAGCTGCTGGAACTGTGTCAGTGGCTGAAGCATCATCAGCAATTTCTATGCTAGCCAATGATCCCAAGCACATTGAAGGATTTGCAAAAACAGCGAATAGCTTTTATGGTATTTGGCAGACTGCCAGCAATAACATCCTAGCTTTGTTCCAAAAGATCGGTGGTTACTTTGTTGAAGGGTTTAGCCTGGTTAAACTTTCAGACACGATCACCCAAACCTTTAAAAGCATTGGGAATAAACTGGATGAATTAAAACCCTACTTTTTAAAGTTTGGGGTATTCGTTTCAAGTGTGTTTAAGATCATTGGAAATTCGGTAGAGGATTTCTTTAAGGGCTGGACTGGGAAAGCGGAAGAATTTAATGTTGAAGATATTATGAAAAGCGCAAAGATGGCTGCAATAGACTTTGGTTCCTCCCTTTTAGAAACAGTTAAACTAGTTATAATTGGACTCACTGAAATTATTAACAGCTTTAATGAGCTGATTGATACTATTAAAAACTTTAAGCCTAGGGTGGTTGATGCGGTTATAAAATTCAAGCCATTGGGCAAAGATACGCCTGGCCTTGATCTTCTTGAAAAAAACAACCCTGTAATTCACCAACCATTCCCACCATTTGTACCTATCAAAACTGATAAGACAGAAAAGTTTTTCAATGATCAGATTAACAAGCTAGATATTTTAAAAAGAGAGGCAGCAAAGCCCCTTGAATTTGGACCACCTAAGAATTTGATGGATCCAAATCAAATGGAAAAGCCTAAAAGCGAGCTAAGGGAACTAATTGATTTTTACAAGGCTAATGTTAACGCAATTCAGAATAATGTGGGTGCAAAAGAATGGAGTGAAAAGGTTGGCCGATTAAGGAACTTCAACCAAGAGATTACAAAAATATTTGATGACAATCGAGATAAAAAAAGCTCGGATAAATTCCCTTTACTAGATAATGTTCTGGAGAAGCTGGAACCAAAAGTCAAAAATTTAAATGATGCTTTTAAGGATCTAAATGATGAGATCAATAGGAAGGAACCACCCAAGTGGGAAAAGTTCTTAGCAGATAACCTGACACCATTACAGATCTATCAGAATGAATTAAAGAAACTTAGCGCACTTCTAGACCCAACACAAGGGCCAAACGGACTTAAAGCCTTTGCAATCGGTTCTGCTGCAGCTATCAAGAAGCTCAAAGATGCCACTGGCCTAGGCGGTCCTCAGCAATTTGCATCCGCAGTTCAAGCTGGATCGGCTGCAGAATTCCAAGTTAAAGTCGATGAGATGGGCAAAGGTAAAAATGTTCAAGAGGAAATCAGGCAACTGATGGAAGCTGCTGCAGAGGTAGAAGCCCAACAGTTAGAAGCTGCCAGAGAAATTGCAGAAGCTATTAAGAATCTACCCGCAGCAATGCCAAGACCTCAACAAATTGCAGTGGCCCTTAACCCTTAGGAATCATCATGGCGATTGATCTATTTGAAGAGCTATGGCAGGAGCGTAAAGGAACTCTGGATAAGAGCTACCAGAACACTTTTTCGCGATCCTTCATTGTTCATACTAATACTTTAGAGCAAACGGATATTAACATTTATGATGCCATTTATGGGCATCCTAACTGCCCACAAATTGGGGATCTTTTCCCTGGGGATGATGACAGCTATGCGCAAAATGTAAACATCACACCCGAACAGGATGACCCGCAAACTTGGAAAGTCACGATTGAGTATTCGTCCAACCCTGATGCAGCATCGAGCAACTCAGGTGGTTCTGGCGGTGGCAGCACTCCACCACCCCAAGTGGAAACCCAGCAGACTGGTCAGAAACCTGCAGACAGGGAAGCCAACCCCACCCTAAGACCACCTGATTTCAAGGTAAACTTTGTTTCATTCCCTTACATAGTGCCGAACATCAACAACAGTGCAGGTGATCCTTTTGTACCACCAATTACAGTGGAAAAGTTTAGGCCAGTGTTTAGTATCGGATGCAATGTTAAGAGCATCAACAGCTACACCCTAGCCACCTACATAGGCAAAGTAAATTCCACCAGTGTGACTTTCACCACAGGCACTGGGTGTGTGTTATCGATCCCAGCAAAGACTGGGAAGATTAAGAATATCAACACCGAACTATTGCTAGAAGGTAGCTTCCAATATTGGCGATTAACTTACGAAATCGAGATCAACACCAGCATAAGCCCAATTGATAACACCACTGTGATTGGCTGGGATATGTACATACTTGATATGGGCTATAGGTTTAGGAAAGATGATGGGGAGATGGCTCCAATTTTTGAGGGTGGTCAAAAAGTTACCACACCAGTAAAGCTTAATGGATTTGGTAAGAAAGCTAATGTAGGTTCTAGCAGTTATCGTCAGTTTACATCATCTGAAATCTACGGCACTGTTAACTTTGCAACTCTCCCAGGACTAGGATTTTTCTAACATGCCTGATCCAGTAGCATTTGAATTTGAGACAGCCAAACAGCTCCTAAGACTTTTAAAAAAGTCCAAGGATGGCACCTTTAATTCGGAAATCGATGATACTATTCCACTCGATCACACCCCTGCTTTTGTGTGGGCTTATGTGCCTGGCACAGTCACTTGCACACTATCTGGGAATCCACCAGCTTGGCTTATACCAGGGGCAACGACATGCTACCCACTAAATATTGGGGTAGATAGATTTGGTTATCTACAGTGGGGGAAATCTGATACTGCAGGAGAGATCACTGGTGGCATCGCTTGCACCACTCTCACACCTAGAATGGGGTCAGAATCAGCCCCATCTGTTTTTGGTGGTTTTTATCTAGGTATTATTTTTGGGTATGACTCTTTAGAAAAACCAAGGGTCATGATAGGCAAGCCAACCAATCCAAATGTGTCCCCCAGTGGAAATGCGGTTATAGAAGTAGTCAGTGATGTGATATGTACCCCAACAGGAATTGAGGTGCAAACTATTCAGTTATCTGGAAAAGACTACGATACCGCAGTGATAAGGCAGTTCCTTGGGCTATCGGATGTGATACCTGTTTCCTATTCAGGGCAGCAAAACAGAGTGGTTAAGGTTAATTCTTCTGCCACTGGTTTGGAGTTTGGACTTAATGCAGGAACCTTAGAAGCCGACATATCAACGATCAAGGCAGACATTGTAACGCTTAAAGCTAATGTCGTTACTATTAATTCAAGATTAACAGGCATAGATGCAGCAGTAGCATCAGTGGTTACTTTATCTAATTCACTTGCTACAAGGGTTACTGCCATTGAGAGCAATGTTACTACATTGCAGGCAAATGCTACCGACTTTGAATCCAGGCTAGCAGCACTGGAGAACCCATAATGGAATTTGGGACCAACATTGACAGGCAGTCAAGGGTGATTATTTTACGAGCTTACATTAACCCTACCACAGATATAATCGATTGGGGATCTGGCCAGAATGTTCCAGTCCGACTTCCTGAATACGAGCTGTTTACCTATCGTGTATTTTTAAAGGGCAATCTTCCAATTGGTTTAGAGAATAATAGGATCTATTATCTTCAGAGGCAATTAGGGGGATCAAACCCAAACCTTCTTTTTTTGTCTACAGACGATATTGATAACAATAACCCATTTGATTTTACCACTGAGAATCTAGAAGGATTTGTCACTTGTGAGGCATGGACAGTTGATTACAAGTACACCACCTTTCCCTGCATAGAAAGAGCAGCTACGAATGTTCAGGATATGTTCTGTTGTCCACCAAAAGCAGAATTAAACACCAACATCCCAGAGTTTTTAACCTTGGATACTGGCTCAGAAGATGATTCAGGTGATTATTATTTAGCAACTTACAAGGTTATGAACTCGGTACCTAATTGGGTACCACCCTTGGGGTATCAACCAGCAAACCTTGCCTACAAAAGCAGGAACAAACCCTATGTTCCAATCACAAGGATGCAGACCAACATTTATGCTGGCCCTAGTCGTTACGAAACTGTCAACCAAATGTATACCATTGCTTGGGAAATGATGACAGATCATCAGGTTGTTAATGGTTTAGCGACTGGGAATATACGGATAAAGGTTCTATGCACTGTTTGGGCTTTAACTCCAGGGAATATGCCAGCGGATGGAGGAGGTTTGAAAACACTTCAGGAATATTATTCTGAATGGGTTCATAAAGATGAATTTGATTATGATGGAACCTGCACGATATTGAATAATATGGACGCTGATTATTTTGGACCTAGCGTTATGGGTTATTATGAAACTCCAGCAGGTCTACCGATTCCGCATACGGTTTCAGTTTCTAGAAGTGCTGCAAATGTTACCATGCCTAGCACTCTCTACCTTAATATGCCCGATGCAGTTTTTGTAACTCCTGAAGGAAACATACCACTGGGCAACATAGCAGAAGCCTTGAANTACGATTCAATCCTTGGGGCTTATTATTCTGACATAAAAGATCATTACTTAATNAAAGGTCGATACTACATACCCTTTAATTTTTACCCAGTAGCAGCAGCATACAACCCATTTAATCCAAATCGAATGGGTATAGGTTTTGGGCAGGGAGGTATTAATTCTCAAATTTCCGAGAGTGGCGATGGGCTATTTTATGACACCATAACAAACCAAGGTCCATACTATTTTGGCGCACGCACCCCACCACTTTATTTTACAAATGACATTGAAGAAAGAGGCCCATTTGTTGGCAGTTTATCTGAAGCAGGGGCTGGTTTTGGGGGGATATTCTCAGGGCTAGCACACGGGAAACCATTCATAGATTCTAGAGCTAAAGTAATATTGACTGGGACCGCTGCGGGAAATCCGATTTTCGACCTTGAAGGCCATGTAATTGGTGTGTCTTTAGTAGGTGGTCGTGGATCTGGTTATATAACTCCACCCACTGTTGTTGTTATCAATTCTAATGCCATTTGTGTTGCCACTTTAGGGGAAGGTGAATTTGAAGGGCAGGTGATTTCAGTTACTGTTACCAATGCAACGACAAACTGGTATGGCAATAACGCCTATGTTTATTTTAGCCCACCACCACCACCCTATTTCAGACTGAAAGAGAAAAACAGGAGCATGGATTTATTTTATTCGTCTTATGAATCAGCTATAAAAAGACAACCTGTTGGCACCAGTTATCAACCATATAATTTTTACAAGAACTACTTTTATTACATTACATCATTCCACCCGGATGCTTACATCACCAGCCTAACATCTATTCCACCACCCCCAAGCTAAAGGATTCAACCATGGTTATTCACTTTGAATTGCATCCTTCATGGACTCAATCTCTACTGTTTGGAGATGCACTTAAGGCTGGGGTAAGCTTAGGTAAGGATAATCACTGGCATTACAACGGCATCACCGGACTTTGGGTGGTTTCCAATGGTTTCCTGATTATCGAGATCATTGAAAAGCCCTGTGATATTGAACCCAGTTTAATCAGGGTAACGATCAGGCAGATCCAAGCAAGGTTGATGCAGCCAAGGAAGAAAAAGAATGGGAAGTGAAGTCTTTTTTGTTGGGTCTGAAGGTAGTAGCACTTTTAGTCAAACTGATTTTGGATGCTCTGTGGTCATTATCTATTCAAGGGGGTCATTATGCCAGCAGGATCATATAGTTTCTACGCTGAGCAGGGTGCAACCCTAGAACGAGTTATCACTTATACCGACTCGGCAGAAGCCATCATCAACTTGACTGGCTACACGGCAAAAATGCAGGTCCGCACCAGCGCAGAAAGCCCTACTGTAGTCCTAGAACTAACCAGCTCTGCAGGCATCACCATCAATGGAGCTGCTGGCACCCTAACCATTTTGGTGGCAGCTTCCGTCTTATCAGCAATTGCGCCCTTAATTTATGTTTACGATCTGGAAATCACTGCACCAAGCGGGAAAGTGACGCGACTCATTGAAGGTCGATTCTATGTCAAGGCAGAGGTAACCCGATGAGCGTAACTGTAAACGAAATCAACAACACCATTCTAGTCAGCCAAGAATCCAATGCTGTGGCTGTCACCCAGTCTGGTGGACAAGTTGCAGTGGTGGATACTGGGGCAAACCGGATCAGTGTGTTATTCCCCAATAATGCAGTGGAAGTATCCAGCCCTGGATATGTTGGCCCAGTTGGTCCAGTTGGCCCTCAGGGTCCAAGTGGAACTAGCAATGGACCACTCGATGACCTCACCGATGTTCTCATTGTGAGTGCTGCAGATGGGGATGTTTTACGATATTCGCAAGGCTTGGGTGTNTGGACTAATAGCAACCGTCTCGATGGTGGAAACTTTTAAAGGAATCGATTATGCCAACAACACTAAGAATCAAAAGAAGGTCAAGTTCCACAGTGGGGGCACCTTCTACTTTGGCCAGTTCGGAACTCGCATTTAATGAAACTTCTGGTGGTAGGGTTTTATATTATGGCCTAGGGGATGTCAGTGGCACAGCTTCCAGTGTGATAGCAATAGGTGGCCCTGACTTTGTTTCTAGCACCATACCCAACCTTACTGGGGTAGTCACTTCTGTAGGCACCACTACCAGCATTGCTAACGCAGCAATCACAAATGCGATGTTGGCGAATACCGCAGTAGCTAATTTAAGCGGGAGTAACTCTGGAGACAACGCTGTCAACAGTTTGTACAGCAGTCTTATTTCCGATAAAACGGTAGTCCTCACGGCTGGCAGTGGTGTTACAGTAACAGGAACTTATCCATCCTTCACGATAGCTGCCACCGGATTAGGTGGAACAGTAACTAGTGTTAGTGTGGTAAGTGCCAATGGCTTTGCAGGAACTGTTTCCACAGCAACATCCACACCAGCCATCACGATAAGCACATCCATCACTGGCCTAATCAAAGGCAATGGAACGGCACTGAGTGCTGCTGTTGCTGCCACTGATTATGTTGCACCAAATGGTGCTTTAGGGACACCCTCATCTGGTACTTTAACCAACTGCACATTCCCAGTTTTAAACCAAAATACCACAGGTACCGCATCTAATGTAACTGGGGTTGTTGCAGTAGCTAATGGTGGCACAGGCCAAACTTCCAGCACTGGTTCGGGTGCAGTGGTACTAGCTAACACCCCTACTCTTATCACTCCTAATATTGGTGCAGCTACTGGAACTAGCTTAGTGCTTTCAGGAAATCTGACAGTCAATGGAACCACAACCACAATTAGCTCCAGCACTTTAGTTGTTGGGGATAAGAACATAGTTCTGGCCAGTGCGAACACTACCGATGCGGGTGCTGATGGGGGTGGGATAACCATCAAAGGTCTCACCGATAAAACCTTTAACTGGATTGATGCCACCGATAGCTGGACATCTTCCGAGCATATTGATCTAGCCACTGGCAAGGTCTTAAAAATTAATGGAACCACAGTACTTTCCGCTACCGCTCTGAGTGGTGTGGATATAGATGGGGGGAGTTTCTGATGCCTAGTTATTGCGTCCAAAATGCTGGTACATCATTTTACAATGGAACCTTTGATTATTATGCAGCGGGTGAATACCGAAAAACAGACAACGCTTCATCTAAGATTGTTTATAATGGTGATGGGCTTTGGTATTTTATTAACTTCAGTACGGAAGGATACACTGCGGCTAGTTATAGTGCTACCCCACCTTTAACTGGATGGAATGTGTCTGGTAATGGTACAGGAACAGCACCAACGCTAACAGAGGGAGCCTGTTTAGTAGATCCTTATTGTGTGGCAAGTGCGGGAACGACAGTAGCTAATGGCACTTACAGTTTTAATTCTAGTTCATACAACCAATTCATGTCTGGATATTGGCAGCACATCACCCAGCCCCTTTTAAAAATGGGTTACGGCATGATGGGGTCTTATGAAATCATTAATGATTCCACTAGACTTTATTACGCATCAACCTTAACTGGCCTTTGGTCCACTGATTATGGTACAGCATCAGCCCCCACAGTTACCGCAGGGGCTTGTAGTTCCCCAACTCCAACACCGACCCCTACACCAACACCGACTCCTACACCAACGCCAACACCGACTCCTACACCAACGCCAACACCAACACCAAC